GCTAATCTACCTGTACCTACATTCCAATCTGAAGCTAAAGGATGGCAAAATATTTTATAATTTAAAGGTAAACTAGAAGCATTAGCTAAATAAAATTTCAAATAAGCATCAAAGCTAGCTGTACCTACTTTATTAGTAATAATATCATTTATTTCACTATCTGGAAATTTAGTTATTATACGTGATACTTCGTTAGTACTAGTAATAGATTCAAAAGTACTAAGCTCTAATATTTCATCTAATCCAGTGTTTAATGTTGGATAGTATGAATATAAAGTAGCACTTTTTTCAGGAAATATTTTATATACAGCCATTGCTTGTTATTTTATGCTAATAAGTGATAATATTCTTTAAAGTGCTTTTGACGATCAGCTAAACCAATTGTACCACCATTTACACATTTAGTAACAGCTAATACAGATGCATCAGAAGCATCTTTACATTTACCTAAGCAGTTCTTAGAAAAGAACCAAGCAGCTGATAATAGTGGGTATTTAGAAGCAACTAAATCAGGATTAGCACAGATATCTACACCAATTGCTTTACCAAATGCTGTGTAATTTTGCTTACCTGTTAATTGGATGTAACCACGTCCACGGAATTTAAATCCTTCACCTGATGCTTCATCGCCATTACCCATACGAGATGCATAAACACGGTTAGCAATTTTTTCTGGCTTGCGCTGATATTGTTCAGCCAATACAGCTGTTGGGAAGTATTTTTTAAAAATACCTTGTAATCCTTTAGCGCTATAATTTAAATTTTCGTTTACAACACGAAATCCACCTGATTCATGTCCGCATTGAGCTAGAAAATGTGCTACCTCAACTGGTGTATCAATACCAAATTTTTGCATTACATCAGGAATCTGAGCGATTACTGTATCTGGTACATGTCCTTTTAATTTACTTAAATCCATACTTTATAATTTTTAAAATGGTACTACTCTTCCTTGAATATCTGTGTTTGGAAATCTAACTTCAAATATACTTGGATCTACTGAAGGATAAATATTACCTAATCTAGTAGCTCCTGGGATATCATAAGCGTAAGGGGAATAATTTCCTCCTTGCTTATTTACAATTTCAACCTTAATAACATTCTGTACACCTTTAACCTGTAATAGGCGAGATGTAATATCAGCAAGCACAATTGGTTGATTAATACTCCATTTTTCAATAGCAAAATGATTTTGTAAAGCTAAAATACAATTGGATATAACATCATTATTACTAAATCCACTAGCTATTACAATATCAAAATTAACTCCAATATTAATGTAGAAGGCATCTTTGATATTTACAGCATCAGTTACCATTCTAAATTCATTAATATAAGCAGCTAAATTATTTTTTAATGTAGATGATGGAGAGGTTAATTGCTTATTACTATTATAAGCTAAAACATACATATCTAAAGATAACGGATTGCGTTCTTCAGTAGTTGCTACTGTTGGTGTAGCTAATACTTCACGAGCAACATCTTGTGTAACATATACTTTAGATATTGAACCATAAGTAGAAGGTAAAGATAATGCTCTTACCATGTAATCTTCTCTAGTTACAGCACGTAATTGAGATTGATAAGCATAAAAGGCATTATTACGAATTTCTTCTACTTGATCACCACTTCTACCACCAGAAGCAACAACAGGATTAGTAGATGCTATACTATCTACAATAGTAGTAGTTAAAGGACCTGTTATTCCACTTGGGAAATAAGCTGTTGTTTTATCTATTGTGGTTAAAGTATTTGTAGGAACATTTGATGTAACTCCTCCCCCAACAAGATATCTTACAGTAATATCATTACTTGGAGCTAAACCATATTCTTGAGTAAAGAATACAGATGCCTGATTAAAATTATTATATAAATTAGATATACCTGGTACTAATCCAAGTTGAATATTGTCTGGATTAGGTAAAATATTATTATCAGAAGCATTAGCAACACCTGCTCCAAATTCTAATTGCAACGTATTATCAGATAAGAAACGAGATACATAGCGACGAGGTACTCTTTTTAAAGTAACTAAATATGGTACTCCATCAGTAGCTGCATTTGGATTTTCAACTTTATCAAATACAGTAGATTGGGCTAAATATGGTACTTCATACCATCTATTATTTTGAGTATCAGTAGCATCTAATATTTGTAATATATTTGTATCTGTAATATTAGAAATATTAAATTTTTCAGGAGAACTAAATGTTAAAATTGTAGATTTAATTTCAGCAGAAATAGCTTTAGTAGATTTTTTAAGAAGAAAATAATTATTATCCACAAAAGTAATTTCCATACTTCCTGTATCTCTAAAATCAATTTTTTCAGTAGTTAAAAACTTAGTATTATTTACAGTTGAAGTAAGAGATGTGTTTTCAGGAATAATTAATGCATAATTATAATCAGGTACTAAATTAGTTCCTGATCCCGAAGTTGGGACTAATTGATATATATCAACTAATGTATTAGCAGCATAAGAAACTTTAGGGCGATATCCTAACATATAAGATAAAGCATATAAGTTTTCTTTTTCTTTAGCGTATAATAGAAAATTTTCCTGTACCTGAGTATCAATGTAAAATGAAGATACATCACCAACATAAGAAGCTAATTCGATAAATAGATTACCTGGTGTTGCTTCTGTAAAGTCATTATAGACTGTTGGGAAATAAGTTTTAGCATAATTAATTAAATTAGCCTTAAACTCAGGAAACGTTTTATTTAAATATGATATACTATTATCTGCCATTGTTATATAAATTGTACTGTAATTTGATCAGAAGTGCCTGATATTTTTAGTTTATATTTAACTGTAACTGATACAGCATTATTATCTGGTGTATTAATATCAACTAATATATCTGTAATTTGGACTTCAGGTACAAATATTTCTACATTAGTATTAATTAAATTTTTTATATTTTCTACTATACTATCATTTATTCCTTCAAATAATGCTGTCCCTAAATCAGCACCAAACTCAGGATTCATTACTCTTTCACCTTTATTAGTAAGTAAAAGATTAAGTAAATTAGACTTAATTTGAGTTTGTGTACTATATGTACTGTTAAATGGACCAGCAGGTCCGTTAAAAGGTAAAGATACCCCAATAGCAATGTTTCCTTGCAGATCTAGCGGATTAACACGTACTGTTTGAGGTAATGGCATATTAATCTAATTGTCTTAATCCTGATCTATCATGTGCAGTCATATTATTTGCTGCATCATTGATAAATGCTAGATATGGGTTTACTTTATCACCAGTAGATGGATCAACAGCATCAATTATTTTTAAATCATTACGTTGAGATTGTTGATAACCGAACATAGCTCCCATTTGGCTATGTAATTGTTCACGAATATTACCACCACCAGCTATATTAGCACTAGTGAAAGTTACAGTTTTAGATTCGTTTAACTGTGGTTTTTGTGATAAAATTTCAGCTAATTCTTCACGAACTGCTTCAGCTACAGCTTCTTTAATTAATTTTTTAAATACTTTGATGTTCATATATATAAATATTTAACCTTGTAAATTTTGTTGATCTATTACTAATTTTAATTGTTCTATTAAATCATTAGGATCTAATGTAAATGATAAATCACTTTTTAATTGTTCTATGTTTTGTTTATTAATAGCTACAGCATAATGACGTTTATTGCCTTGTACAACAAATTTAGGATTATTTTCTTCACGTAAAGCAAATTTAAATCCTTTGTATGGAGGATAATCAGTTCCAAATCTAACTGGAACTGGTGGTAATTTTGATTCTAATTCACCGTTTACAGGTAATAATTGTGCTTTAAGTTCTTCTAATATTTGAATAGCTTTTTCTAAACTAACTAATACTGTTGGAAGTAATGCACTTAGTGCAAGTACTATTTTATTTGCTTTTTCTAATAATATCATTATTCTAGTAATAACATTTACTGGGATACCAATACCAGGAGGTACGGATGTTGGAACAGGAATAGCAGATAAAATTGAAACTATTGTACTAAATATAGTTATATAAAGTGTTATTCTTTG